GAACTCTTTACCATTACCTAGTAAAAAATCATCAGAATCGAACGATAAGTTTGATTTAACAAACAGATCGCGTACGCGTGAAGTTTCAATGCCAATAGTAGTAGGCAGTGAAAGCTCTCTCACATTGAACCTTGAGGTCGATATCTCGACCAAGAACTTGTTTAGTAACATTAATTACAACAAGGCTCTTGGTATATCTAGCAGAGATATCCCTTTTGAGGTCGTGAGTAAGGTTTGTCTCGGAATGGAAGCGATAATGGAAGTTTACCATTGCTTTGGATTTTCGAGACCTTCTGACAATAGGCTCGCGAAGGTGACTTGGTCTATGTACAACAAGATCATGATCACTGCTATTGTCAGGGTAATCCACTTTTTATCTCTCAATGGAGTAGATCAGTGGATGGCTTACCTTAAATACAAAACATTAGCATTCTATGCGTTCTATGAAACGGAACGTGGTGAACTAATGCCAGTATTAAAGGGTTTGGAGGAGGATCGTCCGGGTTGCATTTTTGGAGGTCAAGCGCACAAATTTGTGTTGGGAATGAAGAAAAAGAACTTTTCTTTGTTTCTTTCATTTATTGTGTCAATTAACCTTGCAAAGACAGGACTACCTAGGCCAGTCAAACATATGTTAAGAGAAGCTGAGTTAAAAACAGCTGTTCATCTTACGACTGAACCGGGACCTCTCCCAGAACCTTCTGTATTACAACAAAATGGATTCGGAGGAACTCCTGCGATCTTATCTAAGGAAACTATGATTCGAGAGTTGGAGAGAACCGTGGAAGAACTGTTTTGTGATAGTGTATATACAAAGGATTGTCATTATGAACCTTTTTATCCATCAACAAGTTCTAATTATAACCGGTCCAGAACAGGACTAGGTTCGGTGGGCGAACTGTACTTTAAGTATGGGGAGCACAATGCCGGAGAATTTAATTGGTGTGAGTATAACAAATTTGCTTCAAAGATGTCAGTTATTGATACTGAAGTGAAGGATTGTACTCTTCTTAGACCCAATTCTTCTCTCTACGGAGAGGAAGGAAGGAAAGAGAATGAAATTTTGTCTCAATCTAATGATGAATCCGTTGGAAAAGCCATCTTTTATGATGACCAGAAATTGCGCAACGAATGGATTGAGTTCATGGATTCTCTTTTTGAGGATGCATACAACGAAGTTCCTATTGTTACACCACTAGGCTTAGCTGAAGCCTGTAAAGTGAGAGTTATTTCAAAAGGTCCCCCACTACTCTATTCACTCTTAAAACCAATGCAGAAATTTACTTGGTCTCAACTAAAAACTCACAATGTTTTTAGGTTAATTGGAGAACCCTGCAAGGTCGAACACATCTCAAAGGTGTTCCCTGTGGTTTTGGATGAAGAGATTATCGTCAACGGAGACTACAAAGCATCAACTGATAATTTACATAGTTGGGTGTCTGAGACGTTGGCGAAAAGGATGATTCAAGTGCTGAATCGTAATGCCATGTTACCTCAAAATTCCGAGGCTGCATTTCATATAGGTGTTAAGCATGAAGAGATGATTATTCGATCTCTGACTGGACACTTTATTGAAATGCCTGGTACAGGCATTTTAAAGCCACAAAAGGAAGGTCAATTAATGGGTTCCATAACTTCGTTTCCGTTTCTATGTATGGCGAACGCTGCTTTTTGCAGATGGGCGTTAGAATTAGCAAATGGTCGTCGTTATCGTATTACGAACCAGCCTCAACCTTATAAGGCAACGATAGCACCTCTCCTAGTCAATGGAGACGACTGCACTTTAAAAGGAGATAGAGCGACTTTAAGGAAGCTCTGGGAAGATATAACAGCCTTTGGTGGCCTATCATCTTCTGTTGGAAAAACTCTGTTTTCCCTGCAACATAGACCGGTCTGTGTGATCAACAGTCAAACCTATGATTATGTAAATAATCAATGGCAAGACCGAGGTCACTTAAATTTGGGGTTGCTACTTGGGTATACTCGTTCTACGAGTAAGACCGCCGATGGCTCAACGCTAGCAAAGAGACCTTTTGAGAGGCTCGGAGCTGTACAGCGAGAGTTAAAGCGTGTCACTCCTAAAGTGATTTGGAAGGAGGTGTCTCATCGCTTCATCCATTATAACAGAGAGGAACTAACTAAGTTTCCAAATCTTCAATGGGATGTTCCGGAATATCTCGGAGGTGCAGGACTGATTTTGGATCGTCCTATGGATTACCGAACAAGAGTCTCTTGTTCTTTTTTAATTTCACAGTACAACTCATCTTATTACAAAATTTCAAAGATGGTTCCCGATGATGAATGGCTACTTCATAAGATTGTATCTAAGAAGCTTAATTCATTGGGCGTGGAGGAGAAATTCTTCACGAAAGGAAAGCGTGGAATTGTCGAACCTGAAGTTGAGGGAATCAAAGCTGAGGAGATTTATGATCTCTTTGGTGATGATTTTCATATTAGAGATTGGGAACCCCCTATAGTATTGGAGGAGGAAGATCTCGAAATGAATTTCTCGAAGCTTTATAAAGGTTTGACTGTACAGACATTGTTTGAGAATTCTCTAGATGACGTCTATAAGCTGCGGGTGGAAACACCTAATGCGAATAGAAGTCTAGTGCAGAATGCGCGTGTATGGAAACGCGTCAATGTCTATCTTCAGAACTGGAATTATGCTGTTCCGGGATTACGGGTAAGGACCCACGAAGATATATTGTACGAAAAGAAAGACTCTTTTATACCAACATTTGCAAATCGACGCCCTGAGCTTACTGCTCCGCTCGAAGTTATCGAGATTGAGGGGAAGATTGCAGAAAATGTTGAGGGCTCGTTACCTTTTGGGACGAGACAACTGCTAAAACGGATGTTAGGTCATGTTCCGGAGCAAAATCTTAATATTTTTAAGACTGCTCAAGAGCTTTCGAAAGCTCGTAGGAGAGAGAAGGAGTTCTGCGAATTTACGCGGTCTTCTCTTCCGGTTCATGAACTGTTTTAGTGGTCAGGTCGGGTCGGCCCCATCTTGGGGTTTAAGGAGTGATAGTTTAGAGAGTATAAACGGCGGGAAGTTGTTCTTGGGATTGAAATTTATCCTATGAGAGCTTTGTGGATTGGTACCTACAAAGTGAACATAAACAACCTGGTTCTGCCTTGGGTGTGAATAGACGTACTACTACGTTGTATAACCCTATACAAACTTTGAACTCCTACGATCAGATCTAATGCAGATAAGGGTACTGCTTAAATAACAATAGAAAGACCCGG